CCATGGAAGGCCTTCTGATACAGCGTCTGGTTCAATATTCTTTCGCCTGAATCAACACTAAGCTTCTCAAATATATCCTCGAGCGCCGTGATGGCATCATCATAACCACCGTCTGCAATATTATAATCGGCTGGCTCATGTAAAGCAGACTGTCTACTATGATCAGCAAACCTTACCTTTAACTCTTCTATGGGGTCTCCCTCTTGATCAAACTCTACAGGCACATAGACATATTCACTTGCAACTCCCTCAGATCCCTCCATCCTATATTCAACACCCAGCCCATCAAGAACAGCTCTAAAGGCTGCTGCACGAGCATGATGGTTTGGGTGACCGAGAGCGTCAACAATATTATCTACAGTGTCCCCCTCTAAAATAGATGACAGCGCCCTATCCCCTAACCCTTGAGGATCATTAACGTGGAGAAACCCATTAAACCCACCATCTCCGTTATCCATTACCTCAACAGAGAAGTCTTCTGGTGTGAACGTCTCATTGAACGCTGGCTCTCCAGGGAATGATCCTTCGATATTATACTCTCCCCAATTCGTTACCGCACTCAATGGAAGTCGGTCACCCTCTTTTACTCCTTCAGGTATAGACAAGGCGGATGATGGGAAACTTCCTGTACGCATCTCCCTATCAAACTCTGAGGTTACTCCGATATTCTCTAACTCAGTATCAAGGTTAAACTTTTTGTCTCCACCCATATATTGAGAAAGATCTAACCTTTCCTCATGCGCCGTGTTGGCTGCTTCTATGGCATTACTTTTAATCTTTTCATTAGGATCTTTTTTTGTCGCCGCGGTGCCGGCCATGCCTTTAAGGAATGATCGCCGAGAAATATCGGCCTGATCCAGCTTCACATCTGCCGGCACCTCCTCGAGGGTCTCACCTTGGCGCACCACATTGAAGCCTTGGCCCTCTAGAAACTTTGCCACTTCAGGCCAAGCGCCTTGCTCGGTAGATGCCATGATGGTGGCGATGGCTTCAGCCTCTTCCGTTGACCGGCCAGCCTGTTCCATCTGGGCCACAATATTTTCGAAGACAGGACTATCAGTAGCCTCCACACCAGCCTCTGCTGTTGCTGCCGCCTCCTCCTCAATGTTGCTGGTGTATTCTTGAGCCTCGCGGCCGGTCATCTCCTCGGGATGGAAGCGGATGTCCTGCGATAGTTCGTTGAAGTTTTCCGAAGGCGCCAAGATAGTGGCAACATCCTCGATTGCAATCTCGACCTCGGTGCCGTCCTGCTCCGCCTCGGTGATGGCCTCAACAATCTGTGGCATCTCGGCCGCCAGTTGTTCATCGGTGATACCTGCCTTCTGGAAAAAGGTCCGCAGCACCAGAGGCTCGACATAAACCTCCTCGATGGTGCCGTGTTCTTCTTTAACGGCAGTGACGAAAGCGCGCATCTGCTTGGGCAGCCGCTCGAGGGTTTTACTGTCCGCGGCCGTGGCGCTGAGCTGCTCGATGGCGGTGGCGCGCTGGGTGGCCCGTCTGGCTTTACTGATGTTGCTAGTGAGCGGGATGGCTCCGCCGGTTGCGCCCATTACCTTACCACCCCGGAACCCAGTCTCGGCAGATTCTCTAACCCGAGCGAGAGCCTCACCCCAAGTCATGTTGCTGCCGGCAAGTAGCGCGCCGACGATGGTGGTGATTTCCTGAAAGCCTTCCGTGGCGCCTTCAACCAGTCCCTGCTTCATCACACCCGAGCCGAACCGCATGAAGGCCTGACGCACGGATGGAATATTGAGCAGGTCTTTGATGTGGTCCTTGGTCAACATCCTCTTGAGGGCCGCCTTGGCGCCGGTTACTTTTCCCAGCACCTTCATCGGACCCATCTCGAGCGCGCCGTTGATCGTACCAACCGCGATTGACAGACCGAGAGCTGTCTCCTTATCAACCTTGGTGCCGTCATCCAAGACAATGCCGCGGTATTCACGGTAGGCTGCCTTGCCTTCCATCTTGCCGATCTCGAGCGGGACACCATACGCAAACCCCACGCCGGCACCAGCCATCATGCCCAGCGGGACAGTGACAATCTCTTCAGGGATGGCAATCTGTGGGCCAGCCTGACCAGCCACGAGAACTGTAGTTGCGCCGGCCGCTGCGCCCGTGGCGATCTCATCCCATGCTCGGCCTATTGCCGTACCCATGCTGTGTATGAACATGGCAAAGTCGCCGGGGTATTTCTCAAACCAGTTCAGATCGTAATCTGTGACCTCGGCCTCGCGCTTGTTAATCTGCTTGAGCCGTTCTTCATCGCCCTCTCGCGGGTTGCCCCAGTCGAGGCGCCACTTGATATTAGCCGCTTCGTCACCCTCGGCCGCTTGGCCCCACTTCTGCAAGGTGTCGCGGAACATCTTCTCGATTGAGGACATGTTCTCCACGTCATCGTGTGAAGTTTTCAGGTTGTTGGGATCTGCTAGGTGTTTCTTGGTGGCTGGTGAGACGCCGCCCAAGGCATCGATCTCCATACTCTTCTGGGTGCGCTCGAGGGAGCCATCATCACGCTCTACTATGGGCAGGGGAATGCCGGTCTTGTCAGATGTCTTGACGTTCTTGGTGTGCTGGTCAGGGTTCGTCTTCAGGGCATCCTGCTTGACAGCCGGCGGCACATTGTCTGTGGCTACAGAAAAGTCGAATGTCGTAGGAACGAGCTTTTCAATAGCATCCTTCTCTTCATCCTTCTCGCCAAAATCAAACGTCAGATCTCCCATTACGGCCCCATATCATCGGGGGCGGCCGTGGATAGTGGTTTGGTTGCTAATGAGGGAGAGGGAGGTGGTCCCGCGGGAGGAGCGGAAGTTCTGGGTTTCCTCGTTTGCCAGACTTTGTAAATATTATCACGGGTGACGGCTTTGCCTTTTCTCCAGAGACCCCGCACAATAACGATCAGGTGGTCGCTGAATGCCTCATGATCCTTGCTCGGGATTTTAAGGTCTTTTGCCATTCTAATCTTATCTTTTGGTGACATATCGTAGAGGTTTTGAGTGGTGTCGCCGCCACTGAGCCAGCCGAACTCAGCCATATCAGTGACAAACTTCTCTAAAACCATGCCGTCGAGGATGGCCTGTTTGTCAGACCAACTGGTGGCTTTACTCTCTCGAACCCTCAGATCATATTCATGCTGGAAGGCGATGAACTTCTTGTACTCTTTCCTCTTATCAATACCACTATTCACGGCCGCTGCTGTCACCCTTTGTGTCTGGGTCATGCCTGACGGGCCTTTGGTCTCCTTGCTAAATCCAACCCGGATCTCGCGCCATTCTTTTTCAATGGTTTGCCACTCCTCTTTTGTAGGCTTCAGTCGATAAGCCTTGGCAAGCTCAACGTGAGACATCTCAGCCACTTTCTGCCGGCCATCCATCGTGCTGGTGGCGTCAACCCACTTAGACCAAGTTGCCCCGTGGTCACCTAAACGATTATAGTCAGGACTAAGCTTGGTTAACTCGGCTTTTTCTTGCAGTGCCTTGAGATAGTTCCGGTCTGATTGGCTCATACCCACGAGATCAGCATCTGTAAGATTCCCGGCCTCGGCTTTCTTCAGGCTGGCCTCAAATTGTTCCTTCATCTTCCGTGCTTTGACTAGATCAGTCTCTTTGTAATATTGATCGATGTTTTTTTTGACCGATGCCTCGAGGTCATCACGCATCGGACCAACAGCCTCCTTGGCTGCTTTGATGTCTGCGATATCACCGGATTTAATACCCTTAATGATTTGGTCGGTCCTGCTTTTAATCTCTGTTGCGTCGAGATCATCATAGAAGATCTTCAGTCTGCCCAACGCAGCCGGCTGTTGAACAACGGGGAGCTTTAATGCCGCTGCCAATGCCGCGGTTCTGGTGAGGGACTGACCGCTCTTATCCGTCATTTTGAGAATGTTCTTGGCCGCTTTCTGACCCAGTTCAGTTGATCTGGTGGCGTAGAGATTTTCAATCCGGGCCTCGAGGGCTTTCCTCACCGATGGGATCTCGTGCGGCTCCACACCCATTTCGGTGTAGAACCTCTTAGTGCTTGCAACAGCAAGAGCCTGTTTCTTCGTGAGGTTCTTCTTCATGAGAATATCGCTGCCCTCCTGGGAATATCCTGTCACCCGATCACCCGATGATGCAGCGTATGCTTTGCGGAAGAGCTCTTCCTTCTGGTTGTTGTCTAAGAAATCAAGCCATGTGCCGGTTGGCGTGTCGCTGTAAATAACCTTGCCGTTGACAACCCTTCTGACGGGGTATCTCTTCCACCGAACAACCTTGCCGTTGACAACCTTTCTGTCTTCGCTCATCTCCTGCACGATCTTCCACGGCTCTCTCGCCGAGGCCTGACTGATGGCATAGTCATTGACGAACTTCTGCTTCATCTTCCAGGCGGTCTCTGGGCTCAAGCCATACTTGGCCACCGCGGTGTCGATCAACTCGTGGGTGCTGTCAAAGATAGCCTTCTGCTCATCATTGGATTTGCCAACGAGCATCTTTGAATTCTCATCAAGTATATTGAGGATCTCAGCCCTCTTGACTGAATGCTCCCGAGATCTCGCAAGGGCTCTGGTTCTGGCGGTGCCTTGAGTGATCAAACGCTGAGAAGTGTTTGAGAAGGCGCTCCTCATATCACCGCTGGAAATACCCTGACTGATCTTACCGGATCTCTGCTGCATACGCCGGGAGAATTCCTTCTCCCAAGTTTTGTGGTCTTCAATCTCCTCGATCTCGGCCGCAACCTCGGAGGATGCCTTGTGCAGTTCGGTCTCAGCTTTATTCTTCTCGAAGGTGTCTACCCGATCACCCAGGATGGTGGCCTCTTTCTGTACAATGGCGGCTTGCTTCTTCTTCTCGGTGCCGGCAAAGACCTGTGCCTCACCGATAGCCGTCACCTCTTGAGGCTGCACAACAGCACCAACGACATTAGGCGTTGATACTGCTTTCCTAAGTAGGTTGGGTAATCTAGCCACCATTAATACTCCAAAAAGTCATATGCTTCATCCCCACCATATGCGCCATATGGACCGCTGGCATCAGGGATCGTGTTGTTATATTTCTCAGCCAAGGTGACAGCCTTGCCCATGCCTTTAAGCAGACCGGCAAAGGCAGAGGTTTTGGCTGCGCCGGCTTTCATCTCGCCGGCAATCCTGGCTCTCTCGCCAGCAGCCCGTGAATAATGAGCCCGGATCTTATCGTCTCTCTCAAGTTGCTTGCCGGCAAACATCTGCAATGCCGCACCATAGGCACCTTGGGTTTGCGCTTTGGCCAACCACTTAACCGAGGACGGATCGCCGGCACCGCCTTTGAAGCTGGCCTTGGCGTCACTCATTGCTATATCGCTAACCCGCCGCATCTCACCAGCCTTACGCTGTGCGCTGGGGATGTGGTAGCCTGACCTGTCTTCATACTGGGCTGCGAGATCCTCGTAGGATTCTGCCTTATCTATGCCGACTTGCCGGTAGCCTTCAGCCTGTTGATTGGACCCCATAAAATCCAGATTGGACCCCATAAAATCCAGAACGGTACTGAGGAGACCCATGCCACCTGACAGCCCCTTGGCCGTTCCCGTGTCTAATCCACCTGCAAATTTGCTCATATCAAGTCTCCGTAGTATCGAGTTCTAGAACCGCCGCCATGATCGTCGCCGGCCGCGGTGCAGTTGCCTTCAGATACAATCTGTTATTTGCGTTAGTCACGCCGGGGAAGGTTACCTCGGGCTCTGACAAGAATGAATGTATGGTGTCATCTGCCACTGTCGATCCATCGATGACCTGTGGCAGGGTATCCATATTTGTGAAGTCGCGGCCATACTCGAGGCCTCTGTGGTGTGTGTTACTGAGCAGCAGCCCGATGGTCTGGATCCGCTGACGCATCGTCAGGGTGGTTCCCTTGGTGGCGCCGTAGGGTAGGTTCGCCGACTTGAACTGCGCTATATATTGCAAGCCGACCACACCATTAGTTACGGTCGTGGTCGAGCCTCCGTCAGTCACCGAGATAGCTCCATTGGAAACCGTGAAGGTTTGAATATCTCCACTGGCATCGTCCAGGCACTTGCCGTCAGCCCAGCAGATCACCTCGAGACCTTCGAGATGCTCGAGCTTGTCCACCTCGGATCGCGGAACGGTGTAGGTGAATTCAACATAGCTGTCAGCGAGACGGCTGATGTCACCACCTATGCATTCGGATTCCTTGGCCCACTTCTCGAGGTAGTGTCGCTTCTGCCCATCGACCACTCTCAGGACTTGGTAATAGACTGCATCCTCCTCAGTTCGGGGGAGTACAACCACATCTGTTATAACGCCATTGACGGTGTCTGCATCGCCGGTCTCTATCGGGATCCACGCCCGAACTTGCTCGGATGGATCATAAACCAGACACGCCACCGTGCCGTCAGCCCTCAGTGCATGGAGGCGCGTATCAGGTTGCCTCTGGACATCCATGTGGACAAAACCGGGAGAACCTATCTCAGGTGCCAGTTTCGTCAAATCTGAGGAGCTATAGTCATTACTGTCGAATGAATATTCGAGTTCAAACAACTTATACTTAGATCTATCCACAAATAATCCACGACTATCCACCTTAACTGAGCGGATTGTCGCCGAGCCCTGCGTCGATGCGTCCTTCAGATTGAACTCCTCAACGCTCAGAGGTTCGTCAAAAGCAGATGCCCGGACAGAAACCTCACTGGTTTGCGTTCCTAACATCAATCTCTGGAGGCCCATGCCCCAGTTGATCACATCAACCGGACCCTTACCCAAGGTTCTGACCAGTGGAGCGGAGCCCCCGCTCAGTTCATCATCGAAGGAACGAAAGCTATCCGTCACCGAGCCGATGATCCAATCCCTACCAAACCACCACAGGCGTCCCTCATACAGCGTTACAGCGGTAGACCAGCCCCTCTTGTCACTCCAGACACCCTCATACCACTCGTTGGTCGCTGACGTTGATCCTAGACGCACCACAATGGAGCCATCCACCGAGGTGTTGGACGTATATGTGTGGATCCGCACGACACCCGTGATGCCGCCGCCGGGGTAAGACATTGAGACATTCGCCGTGCCTGATGTAAAATCTCCCGTATCCACACCAATCCGATAGAAGGCGATGGTATTATCCAGGCTGTCATCGAATGAAACCGCTGCCTGATTTGTCGCATAGGTGGTGACTTCCGTCCACGAGCCCTCATCATCGATGGATCTCTGGAGTGTGACCGTTGCCGTCCACGAGCCGGTGATGGTTATCGTAAAGATACGTGAATTATCTACACCAACCACCCGGATACTGTCCGACCAGTTGCCGGCAGCGGAGATCGCAGCCGAGACATCCTGACCCACAGATCTCATGCGGAACAGCACACCGATCTGATTGGCCGAAAAAACATTGTTAGAGGCCGTCAGCGTACACTCACCTGACAGCGCATCCGAGGTGATGGTAGTCGATGACGTATTAATCACCCTGAAGGGTCCGTCTTCAGTCAGGTATTTGGTTGCCGACCAAGACCGCTTTCCCCGGCGTTGGATCCTGTATTGCTGGTAGCCGTCACAGGCCAGATAAATCACGTTGCCTGATTGATCCCAGCGGATCAGCGTCAGGTCATCCTGATTATACGGCAGCGGCATCGTCATGGGACCGGCGCCCTCGATTGACACTTCATCAACCAGAACGTCGATCTCATCTCGATTGAGTAGCCTGACCCAGAAATTACCTTTCGGTGTGAAGGCGATTGAATGCGTTCCCTCATCCAGTGTGGAATCAGTAATGTAATCCGTACCACCTTGGGAGGATCCTATGGTCAGCGTCACCGGACCTCGCTCAACCACTATTCTGATGGCGTGTTGGTGAATGCCTGATATTGGACCCTGCGTAACGTGAGACCTGTGCTTGTTGTCAATGATGCGGGACTGCCGGCCGTAGACCTTCACCTCTGCCCTCACCATCCCCGGCGAGGTGTTGGCGTCATAGACAAAGACCTCCTGATCTCTGATGGCTGCGTTGAACCTCGTGCCGATCAGGGACATATAGCCTTTTGAGTTGACCGTCTTCTGCGCCGAGGTGGCTCCGCCTTCATCCGAATCCGTCCACGATGTCAGATCAGTCTCAAAGGTGCCGTTGGCGATTGATGTGTTGTTCAGTGGCCGCTCGATCAGCGTCTCCTCATCGTCTTCAATCAGGATCACCCGCATGGTCTCAGCGGATACCTCGATCAGCGCCATATCATCGGCATTGAAAACAAAGGGAACGTGCTTTGCTACTTTCGAATTATAACTCTCGGCCACCTTTTCCATGCCTGGACGGATGGTCATGGACCCCAAGGTGCGAGGTATCCAGTTGGTCTGGGTTGAAGCTGACATCGCAATGCGTTTGATGTCGGTACGTCCAAGCGCACGGTCATCGATGACACCGCGGTTGAAAGTGGCAATGGGTGAATTCATCTCTCCCATATGCTTAACCTGTCAGGTTGGTTCGGCTACCCATGTCTCGACGGCTACCGAAGCGGCCTCTCCGAGATCTCTGCCAGCCTGTCTCAGGATAGAACTTAACACCCTCTTGCAGGGCATCCTTTGATCTCGCCATCGTGCGCTGTTCCTTGAAACCCTCTGTCATATCCTCAGTCTTATCTGGATTGACACGGGGAGCGGACTTCATGGCGAGGTAGTATTCAACCATCTCGATGAAGCTCTCAGGCCAGAGGGCCATGTCCTTACCGTAGGACGCATCATCTGAGACGTATCTCACATAGATCTCATCGATGTCGGCAAAGAAATATCCCTGCTCCTTCTTGAATTCAGCATCAGTGAGAGGTGAGTAAAAGTATTCATCCGAGGAAATCTCGTGATGGTGGACATAATCACTGGGAATGTTGAATGCCCGTCTCAGCCCAAAGTCTGGCTCGATGGCTGAGTTGTAATCAAGCTTGACCGCTCTCATGGCAAAGTTCCAAAGACCATGTTCCAGACAGGCGCGCCGGCCGTCTTTGTCTTCATACCAGCCATCGAGAACGTGCCGCGGTTCACGGTCCTCATCTACGGCGGCTAACTCCGCTTGACCTAACAAGCGGAGCGCACCGTTATAGAGTGTTAGCTGCGTGGTCATGCAGCCATCGCTTTATTGTGTTCGACCATCCACTCCGCTGCGTCTTCGCGGGTGTTATGACCTTTGGATAGCACTGTGCTATCTGCCTTCCTTATAACCCGGAAGCCTTCAGCCGTTGTGAAATCAATCCCGAAATCCGAATCGTCGGTGTCTTCATAGACCATTGTATTGAGGTCGTGATATTCCAGCGGAGCCACCTTCGCAGATGTTCGATCAGAATAGCGGACGAACACTCGGCCATACCAAGATCCATCCTTGGGGATCAAGGTCACCTCCGACATCGTTGGCATCTGAGCAGCAACATGGGTCCAGAACATTGGTTCCATGCAGTCTTCAAAGATTGTGTCGGTTGGCACGAGGGCCGTGTATTGGGCCTGTACGGTTTCTTTCAACTGAAAGTCAATCGCCGCCAGCTTACGAGGCTCGCGGGGTTTTACTTCTTCTTTGGCTTTGGTTTTGGCTTTCGCCATTGGGAATACTCCTTCTGTTAAAGCAAGGGGCGCCCACCGCCATGATGGACGCCCCCCACGGTTGATGACGTTGTCGTCTAGGAGGCTGAACTAATCACAAGTCCAGATGTCAAGCTTGCGTATGTTGACGCCACCGCTGTCACCGAGTGAGATGTCAGCACATAGGTTGTTGAACCGATATGAAATACCGTATCACCAACCACCATGCCGATGTCTTCACCGTTTGAGATGTGGTCGGACGCGCCGACTACAGCCTGTAGGTGAGTGGACTTGTATTTCCAAGTCCGGGGTGCCGCAACGGGCTGATCGCCAGCTAGATGTGGCGGGTTGCCTGTTTCATAAGCCATTCGTTCCTCCTACCAACTACGATGCCGAACTGATCACGAGACCAGCAGACCAAGTTGTCGAGGTTGATCCGACCGCCGTGCAGCGATGGAACGATACGCCCGAACTCTCAGAGATGGCGAGGAGGGTGTCGTTAACATTAACACCCAAATCATTACCGTCAGAGATGAAGTCGGAAGCACCAATGTCTGTCTTCAAGTGCGTCGAGACATATGTCCATGCTTTGGCACCCGTAGAACCTTGAGCAATCGGCTGATATGCGAGAGCAATCGGGTTAGGGCTGGTGGAGTCATAAGTTGCATAAGCCATGTCTTAATCCTCCTATGATGCGCCGTAGGCAGATGCATCGTGCTTCATCTGAACTACGCCACTGTTTTGAAGTAAGACCGAACCCATGAAGACTGTGCAACGAGCCCAGGAATAATCCTGTTCTTCGTCGTAGCCAACCGGAGACTGCATGGTCTCTTTATCAACCGCATGGCCAATGGCATTGCGATGATAGAGATAACACTGCTCAGTCGTTCCTGCACCGCCGGCTCCAACAGAACCAGTGAGGCGAGGATGAACGATCCAGTTAATGCCATACCAACGCTTGAACATACGGGCTGGTCCGGTGAACGGTTGAACGCTCACATAATCAGCCGAAGCATATTCAGACACTTGCATCAGATACGCATCAAAAGCCGGTGTGATGAGGCCGAACATATTATCTTCCTCTTCACATGGTACGAAATTATCGCCCAAGATGGTTTTTGATTTAGCTACCATATCGAGGGTAGCAATCGCGCTGGTGCCGGTGTCGTTGGTGGCAGTGTCAAGAACCGTAATGATATCGTCATCGATCTTGCGATTGATAACAGCCATTGAGGTTTCTTGCATGATCCGCTTCTGATCGCTTTGTGATGCAAAGACGTTGAAGCCGGTTTTACGGACGAGGTCGTGCCATTCCTTGAGGGTTGCAGTATTCTGCGTCAAGTTATCTGCACGGGCCTGGATGAGGCCATTCACGCCACGAGTGCTAGCTGCCGCGGAGCCACTATCAGCTACCAAGAAGGTTGCCTTGTTGCCCTTGATCACGGTCTCTTGCACAGTGGTCGAGCGCAGACGGGATTGTCTGTCCTCGAACCCATGGATGAATTCCTGCCGGTATTGGGTTTGATATGCTATTTGAGGCATAGCCAATATCCTTCTCTAACAGGGTTGATTCCGTCAGCAGGGTTGGCCTTCAACGATTAATGAGGGTTGTCGGAAATCCGGGCCTCGGCGGTCGTGTCAGGTGCCGCGTCTAGAAAGTTAATGCCTCGGGGCCACAGTCTATCTATATGGGTGGGTTGTCCGTCCTTCCGCTTATACACAAGATGTGGTGTCTAAGTCAACAGGTCTCTGTCTACCATCATAGTCCTCCGGGTTGTGGGCTTCAAAGTCTCGGAACGATCTCGGGTTCCAATCTTCAGGGAGATCGTCTTTAGTCATCTTGCGGGTCCAGATCTCTACACCTCTCGCCGCTTTGGGTGATCCCATGGCTAATAGCTTTTCATAGTTGCCACGGGTCATCATGTCAGGAGCGTGGCCGTCACGACCTCCCCTGCCATCGCTGAGTGTTTCCATCGGCAGCGCGCCAGAACAGGATCCGCAATATTCCATCACCTGATCTTGGAAATCCTCGGGCTCACGCCTCCACCATCCTGGCTTAACCTCGTAGCCGCCGGGATCATCAAACAAATAGTCCTGGGCCGCGGCTATTTCGCAGAAGAAGGCGCCTTTAGGTGTGATGGCTGCTGACCAGCTTGATTGGAAAGGGCAGTTCTCGATGAGCAACTCTCGTAATTCGTGATCGTCAACCACCTCACTGATTGCGACGAGTAGCGGTTGGTGCCGGCCACTCGCTTGGGAGTGGTCATTAAACGCCACACGCTCCCGGTTGAAGGTTTTATGGATGTCAGCTTTATACTCTCCCCACTTAAACCCAGCCGTCCAGAACTCCCGCTTCTCTTTGGGAACCATATCCCTCATTAAGGTCAGGATTTCTCGGAACTGTGGGTGGAGTGTTGGTTCTCCACCCATGATACCGATCCGACCTGGGAATCCTTCCAATGATTCAACGGCGCGCTTAAAATCTCCGAGCGACATAAAGTATGGCTGACGGTGGTTACCAACGAACCTCGTACAGTTTGCACAGTTGAGGTGACAAGCGTTGGTGATGTCGATTTGGATAACCGTGTTTTCATGGATTGCCCTCATCTCGCCGCTCTTTCATCCATCCGCTGCTTGACTTGCAGCAGTTCAGCATATCGAGCCTGATGCGTCTCAGCTTTAGCACCAACGTAGTATTCACCCTTGGTGTCTTGCATCAGCTTCTCGAGATCTGCCATCTCACCCTCGATGCCCTTGGCTTGATCAGACCCTTCACCTGGAACTGTCGTGGCCGCAGGATCAATCTGGTACATCTTATCGACAAACCACCTGACTGCCTCGGGATCATTGAACAATGCCCTGCCGTCACCCATCCGAGCAGCCATCAGGTTCTCAACGAACTCAGGTGAGCCCGATCCTGTCAGCCAACCCTTGAGTGCCACCATATTCTTATTGGTATCGGCGCCGTAATCCTCTCGCAGCGCAGACATGGTATCACGGCTTTCGGATTCATCCAGTGACTGCTGGGATTGAAGGTCAGCAGACTGATGATTGTAGATAGCTGCAACCATCTCATTGGCCACTGCCGGCGAGAGGTTGTGCTTGTGAGCTATTTCAGAGAATGCATCGACATACCCCATGTCACCGTCTGGGATCTGGATGTCTTCAGGCAATGCCTCACGATACCCAGCGGCCTCGGCCGGCAGATCGTGATTGGTTCTCCAGGCTGCTTGCTCTTCCTCGGTCCCTTTAGTTGGGAACGGGTTTGGATCGCCGCCTTGTTTGAATAGCCTCTCAGCATTCTTTGTCCAGTTTGCCATGTCTTTTGGTGAGGCAAACCGCTCGAGCCGCTTCTCGAACTGATCATCGCCGTCAGCCACTGCCGTGCGCCAATCGTCCCGCCAGACATTCTCTGCCGGTGCGGGTTCAGGTGTTGGCTCCGGTGTGGTTTCCGGGGTAGGTTCTGGTGCTGGCTCTGGTGTGGGTTCCGGGGTTGGTTCAGGTGTTACATCTAAGGCTACTTCAGCCATCGGTCTTTCCTTTCCGTTTTAAGATACGCTTCTCTGCTTTTGTAACATTCTCTAAGTTACAGTTGATTATCCCAACTATTGTCCGTCCTACTTTGCGGGAGCCTTCGTTGAACGATGTTGATCGCTCACTGTTGGGGTCGAAGGTCATATTGTATGTGCCGGCGAGTTCCTCAATAATGCACTTGATTGCGCGCTCTTGTTCATGTGGGCCTCCCTCGCCTCGTGCTACCGCCTGGATCGCATATGCGTCCTGTATATCAGCCGGCAGCAAAACCAGCTTTTGTGTCATCTAACTATCGCCTCCTCCTCGGAGCCGTTGAGACAAACTTAC